TATTTTAAGTAATGGATTTAAACTAAGAACTTCTGGAAGTTATAATAATGGTTCTGGAAATACACTAATCTACATGTGCTTCGCAGAATCCCCTATAGTAGGAACTAACGGCGTACCAGCTACTGCCAGATAAAATATTATGAAAAATTATCTTTACTTATCTGACAGTAGAATTAATAAAATTAAAGCTACAGCGAAATAATGGCTAGACAATCTTCAACAGAAGTTAAATTAGAGTTTATCTGTAGAGAGATTAAAGAATTAAAAGAAGAACAAAAAAATTTAAGAGCAGATATTAATAGAGGTAAAGGAGCTATTTGGCTACTGCTTATTATTGCTGGTATGGTTACTGGTTTTATGGAATGGTTTAGTAAATAACACTATCCACATTTAGTACATAGTCTTTACACATACACTACATATAGTTATACAACTTATAGGTTATGGGTATTAATTATAAACAAAACAAAGGGGTTATATCAGAGCTAATTGCTTTGGCTTACCTTGCTAAACTTCCTAATACATTAGTGTTTCAAGTTATAGGTGGAGTAGGTCCTATAGACATTATTACTTATAATATTAAAACTAAAAAATATACTAACTATGATGTAAAGACTGCTACTTATAGGAAAGCCAAGTCTTATAATAATAAAAAAGGAGATATAATCAATAGATCTCCTAGTGAAAAACAGAAAGACTTAAAGGTAAAAATATTATATGTCTACGAGGATGGAAGAGTTAAAACATAGAATTAAAATCCATGAGGGTTTTAGAGATACTGTGTACCAAGATCACTTAGGGAACGCTACTGTGGGTTGGGGACACTTGGTAACTAGAGAAGATAACTTTGTAACAGGAGTTACTTATCCTGAAGAAGTATTAGAAGCTGTATTTAATAAAGACTTTAATATCGCTAAAGAAGGAGCAGATGAATTATGTTCTGGCTTACCTATTAATTATATTGCTAGAGGTGTGATTATTGAAATGTGTTTTCAGTTAGGCAAAACAGGAGTATCTAAATTTTATAAGATGTTTGAAGCATTAAAAGAAGAAGATTATAAAACAGCCAGTGAACAAATGTTAGATTCTAAATGGCATGAACAAACGCCATCCAGAGCTAAAGGATTGTCGTACATAATGAGGAGTTCTAATAAATGATTTGGAACTTAGTAGGTATGGCAATTAAAACAGGTGCAGAAGTCTACAAAAATAAACAGGAAACTAAGAAGTTAGAATCTTTAGCAGAAAAGAACTACATGTCTAAGATGGCTGCAGGAGAGATTGATTACCAAAAAGCAGTAATGAATAATAATAACCAAGGCTGGAAAGATGAGCTGGTGCTTGTGATTGTAGTGCTGCCTATCGTAATCCTTGCTTGGTCTATATTCTCTGGAGATCCTCAAGCAAAAGAGAAACTAGATCTATTCTTTCAATATTTTAATAACTTTCCAGAGTTCTACAAATGGCTAGTATTAGGTATCTTTGGTAGTATCTATGGACTTAAACCAGGAATGGATCTAATAAAGAAAAAATAATGTCAGAAGATATTTACAAATCCTTCAGTTCACAGTATTCAAAGAAGATAAGTTTATTATCACAACAAGGATTAGGTTATGGCAAAAAAAAATCTTCTAGGAGTAGCAAGTCTAATAAAAAAAAAGATCGTAAGAAAAGGTAGACACTCCAAAGCTCATAAGAAAAAGAAGTTTGCTCGTGGTCAAGGAAAGCCGCTATGAGAAAATTTTGTGGTTGTAAAAAAGAATCTAACTATGATAAAGTTCGCCGCTTTATATTAAGAAATTTATTAACCTTCTTTGGAAGAATGGAAAACAAACTATGGCGTGAGCTGTATGTGTTTAAGCCTACTAAGCCATGTACCTGTAAGAATAAGAATATGGAAGAATTTAAAAAAAGAGTATCATCCCAATCCCCTAACCCAGATATGTTTAAATGAGTGAAAGACTAAGCCTTTTTATTAATAAAGAAAACGACAGAAAGCTGAAAGAGCATAAAGAAAAAACTTTATTAAAAAGCAGAAAAGAAGTGGAGATTAATGGCAATGGTACTACTGGCTATGTCATTAAAGAAGGCTCTCAAAAAGGTAGAGTGTTAAAGCATATTCAAATTAAAAGTAAGAACATATGATTAAAAAAATATTAATTATACTGTTATTGCTAACTACCTATTCTTTTGCAGAAGATGTAACTCAAACCAATGTCAATGGTGGTAACACTAGCATTAGTGGCGGCATGACGACTGCTACTACTTATGAGAACGGATCAAGTTCCAACTCTACCACTACCAGTAATTCTACTAGCAACATAAGATCAGCACCGCCTAGTGCCTTTGCTCCCTCTGTTAATTCTTCAGGCATAGACATTTGCTCTACTGGAGTATCTGCAGGGGTACAAACCTTTGGTTTTGGTATTGCTGGTGGTGGTTCATTTAAAGATGAGAATTGTGAAAGAATTAAACTATCCAGACAATTAGATTCAATGGGAATGAAAGTTGCAGCAGTTAGTTTACTTTGTCAGGACCAGCGTGTGTTCTTTGCAATGGAGATGGCTGGAACTCCATGTCCCTATGAAGGCAAAATTGGCAAAGATGCGGCTAAACAATGGAAGAGATATGGCAAGTTAAGACCAGACTATAAGTTGTATACTAAAAAGCTAAAGATTATTGAAGATGAAGAAAGAAAAAAAGAATTAAAATTTGCAAAAGAAATGATTAAAGCGAATAAAAAATAATGAAATACTTTCTAATTATATTAGGACTTATTGTTTATTTTTTATTAGATTGGTTTTCTAGTTCTCTTAAAGCAGAAACCATAACTACCAATAATTTAGTATCTACTAATTTTAGAGATGGTTCTTGGAACAATCCTGTTAATAGTTTTCATAGCGATCAAATTCTTGCTGGACAGAATAATATAGAACACACTACTTCTGTAACTTACTCAACTGATATTGACGCACTTAATCAAAATGGTTTTACCATGAACGCTGGTGCAACGATATGGCATTGGTATTCTAATCAAACAGTTTACATTAATCAGTCAGTAACTTTAGATAATGGAAGTGTTATTAACCAAGTTAAAACTTACAATGGTGCTAGAGGTTTAACTCAAAGTGTAAGCAATTCTATTGTAGTAAATCCTGTTGCAAGTGCAAACTATGTATTAGGACTTGGTATTAACTTTGCAGATACTAGAGGTGCTGGACATTATTCTGCTGATGTGAGCAATCCATTTATTACTTTGACTTATGATACTACAGTTGTTCCACCTTTAGATGAAACTACTTTGCAGAACATACAAGATATTAACGAAGTAGTTAAAGTAAAAGTACCTAAACAAAAGATTGAAATTCAAAAGATTGAACCTGTTAAAACAGAGCCTGTTAAACAAGAGCCTGTTAAGGTAGAACCTGCTAAGCAAAAACCAATAGCACCTAAAGAAAAAATTAAAATAAAGCCTAAAGCTACACCTAAGAAAGAAGAAAAGAAACCTGCTACAGTAGTAAAGAATGAAGAAAAAAAAGAATCCGATAGCAAAGATGTTGCAGCATCCTCTGTTTCAACCAAAGAAAGTAAAGAGCCAAAAGCTGTACAACAGAAAGAAGTTAAAGCAGGAACTGTTAAAGTAGATTCTCAAATAAAAGATATTGGTAGAGATATGAAGCTAACTAATCTAGCTGTTATAAAGGCTATGACAGATAATACTATGATTGTTTCTTATTCTATACCTTTTTATAAGAGTAAAAATATTTATAAGAACCAATTATCTATTGCAGATACAAAATTACTGTACACAAACAATAGTCTTGGTGTATACATCTCTAAAGATCCAGTGGTTCAATATCAAAATGCTTTGATAAACATTAGATCAGAGAAGCAACAATTATTAAACGAGATACAAGTATTAAGAAATGGATAAGATTAAAAATCAATTAGGAAGTATTGTTACCTTAATAGGTTTAGTAGGTGCGATTGGAGCTGGCTTTATTAAGTATGGAGAAGTAATGGAACGATTAAATTCTATGTCTTCACCTGATCTATCTCCTATCTCTAAAGAAGTTAATTCACTTAGCACTAAGATTGCTGTTATGGATAAAGAGATTAAGTTTTTAAGATTAGAAATTAAAGAAATTAAAATAGCAAATAAAAATCCATTAATGAAATGAGATATATCTATCTCTTATGGACCACTCTTAATCAACAAAGAGAAAAAACTATAGATCATTGTAATCCTTTTATGTATACTGGTTTTTAATATGGTTAAGAAGGCATTTCAAAATCCTAAAGGTGGTCTCAATCAAAAAGGTAGAGAACATTTTAAAAGAACAGAAGGATCTAATTTAAAAGCTCCTGTTAAGTCTGGCACGAACCCAAGAAGAGTTAGCTTCGCTGCAAGGTTTGGCGGAATGAAAGGTTCTTTATTAAATAAGAATGGAGATCCCACTAGATTAAAACTTGCTTTAAAAGCGTGGGGGTTTGGCAGTAAGGAAGCTGCTAGGAAGTTTGCTGCACGACATAAGAAAAGTTAATGGCTAAGAAAAAACAAGCAAGGGAATTTATTGCAGGTAGATGTAATATCTGTAATCACGAATACATGGCATCCGATGGTGGTTGGATTGTTAATGCAGAACACAAATTGTTTTGCCATCATTATTGCTTTGACTTATATTTACATAATAATAAAATAGGAAGATTAACACAAACCAAAAGGAGATATAACTATGCCAACAGTAGGTAAAAAAAAGTTTGCTTATACTAAAAAAGGAAAAGCAGATGCTAAGAAGTACGCAAAGAAAAAAAATAAAATGGCTAAAGGTTTTAAAAGTTTGCTAATGAAATAATTATAAAGAGTTTTTAATCTCTTTGTAATCTTCCCAAATTCTTTTTCCTTCTTGCCACAAATGCTCTTTGTTATGTTTCATTCGTATATGATGGATCATGGTACTATGATCTCTCTTACCAACAAACATAGAGATAGAATTTAACGAGATATTTAATACTTCTTTAATTAAATTAATAACAATAGATCTTGCCTGGACAATAGGAGTTAGTCGTTTAATAGAAACAAAATCTTCTAAAGAAATATCATACATAGCTAAAGTTTTATTCACAATATCTTCTGCAATCTTTTTGGTACTGCTGGTAACTTTGCTAGAAAAGTTTTTGTTTACATACTTTACTCTGACTACTTCTTTATTAAAAGAAAGAGCTTCTACTCTATCTAATTGCTTCTTATGTTTTAAGCCGAGGTTATATCCATTTCTTGCAGCTACAGAATAGATAACTTTTTCTCGTTCTGTTAAGTCTCCGTAGGGAGTAAAATTTAATGTTTGTTCTAATTCTTTGTTTTGTTTTATGTTAAGCATAGTATCCTCTCTAGTTGTTTTGCAACTTTGCATTGTTTTTTATGTACCAATTATTATCTAGTAGATAACAACTGTTCTTCTGTCTGCATTACTTGGTTCATCAACTGAATAGATTGTTGATGATACTTGTTTGCTTTAGACTTTAGCTCCAGAAACTTTTCGTGTTTCTTTTGCTGTTGGTCCTTCAGCTTTTGCAGACGACTCTTGAGTTCCATCAAGATTCTCCTTTTTTACTTTGTTAAAATGGATTCTAACTGTGTCCACTTTTACTTCTACAAAAGTACCACCCTGTTCCTTTGCAGCATTTTCTACAGTATCGTAACTTTCTTTATACACAAAATTACAAGTACCATGTTTATATTTATATATTTTTTCCATTTTGTCTATATCTTTTTGTGTAATTCTTTTGCCATATCCATATAGATACTAGCATCTAAATAACTATCTGATTTGTATTTCTCTGTAGTTCGTAACATCTTTAACATGACCATACATTGAGCTACTTGGTGTGGTTTAATATCTGCATGAAGATTATCTTTAAGAACAACCGACCAAAGCATAGCTAATAAATTAAAATTAATTTCATAGTTGCCATACTCTTTGTCTTTTTCGTTTCTTAATTTAGTTTTAATCTGCTCTTCTAAATTTATTGTTTTGGTCATAAATCTCCATCTGTGTTAATTTAGCTTCTAAGCTGCTTAATGTTGCAAACGATGTATCATCTCCAGGTACATCTGTTCGTGTCTCTATAGCAAGACTAACTAAGTATCGTAATATTCTTATCTGTTCTGTGTCTAACATAATTCCTTTTGTTTTACTCTTCTGGTGGGAAAAACAAAAAATTAATAGCCAAATTGAAAGGGGAAGTGGCTAAAAAAAAACCCACCAGAAGAACGGGATTTAATTCAATTAAAATTGATTTTTAAATCCTGTGTTTGGTTTAGCATAAGCTGGCTTACTTGCAAAGTTATTTCCTGCAGGTTTCGCAGCACCTCCAGATGGAGTGAGGATTATTGTTAATCCACCGATCTCATCTTTAGATGCAAACGCAGCTTGATTATACCATGTACCATCAGGCATTTTCACACCGATAGTCCAGTTCTTACCCTCTGGTGCATTGGGGTTAGCTGGTCCTACCATAACAGGAAGATTAGATCCTTCTGTATATTTAGGGTTTGGTACTAGGTTCACATACACTTTATTTGTGTCTGCCATTGTTGTTTGCTCCTTTATTTACCAATTAGTTTTGGCTGTTTAGTTGTTCCATACGATTTTCATACTCTTGTTTGAGTATAGAAAAACCATCTGGATTTTTAGTTTTAAGATATTTAATCTGATCTGCGTACACTGTATCTTTCAAGTATTTTAATCTTGGAAGATGTATAGCTGTAGCAAATTCAGTTTTAATACCTTCTATATTAATACTATCATCTCCTGCTCCTGGCTGAGTTTGATTAGTATTACCACTCGCTTTTGCTTGTGATTTTTTGGTAGATGTAAATGGTTTGGCTTCGTAGCCATCATCATTATCCATCCCAGTTCGTAAGTTTAACGCATTAAGAAACGCATACTTCTTTGCGTAACTCATGGCATTACCACTTCCAAACTTATCTAAATTTCCTAGTGCAGAAGTTCCAGCAATCAATATATAATCTTCTGGATTTTCCACATCATGTATTTTCATATTACAAGTAGTCATAATAAAACTATCAGTTACTTGGTTCTCATAAGTACAGACAGGATATAGACCATTAGATAAAAGAGCTTCCATAGCTACTGCTTGGACGCTGTCATGTAGTAAAGGATTAAACTTCATCCCTGCCACCTTATCTGCTTTTCTTACACCACCTGCTTCACAACATGCTTTGTGTAGTTTTTTAAATATACTCATTTTATTTCTCCTATTTTATTGTAAATGGATGTTCAAAAATACTTGGATATTGATGAAACCATTTCATTTGTTTTTTTTGCCATTCAGATAAGCTATCCAAGTTAGCCACCATTATAGTTGCCAGAAATACAAAGCTGACAATCATAATTTTTATTAGTTGTTTCAATTTTTTTTCCTTATGTTCTTTTTTTTTATTTGATATTGTAATTGAAACACATCCACCTTGTACAAATCTTTATTTTTTTGGTGGACTATTCTGTTAATAGTTTGTTGGTCAATCATTATAAGTTCCACAGTTTATTAGTTATCTCTTGTTGCTCTTCGGTAAGATCAGAGTAATAAAAATTACTAAGATCAGGAGCTTCTACATACTGCGCCATCTTCATAGGATCTCCTTCAGATACTTCAAGTAAATTTTGAATAGTAAATGCTTTGTTACATAGCTGTTGGTAATGATATTCTAACCTGTCATTTTCTGGTTCAAATATTTTATATTCTTCTTGATTGACATAACCCAAGTAAGGTTTCTTTTTTCTGTCATTGGCTACCCAATAGAAGGCAACTTGTTTCATGTAGGTTGGTTCGCACTTGTCTATATCATCAGGTAGTTTTTGAACGACTGTTGCAAAACCATTTTTATTTTTTCTAAAATTAATTGGTTTGGATTTTAATTCTAAAAATTTATCTTCACTTTCAAAATCTATTCTGCCTAATATGTCCAAGACCAAACCTTCTGGTTTATGATGTACATATCGTTCACTAGATAATTCTCGTTTTCCAAATACTGCCTGGACTAACTTTAAAGTTTGTTCAATAGATGCTTTGCAAGAAGGTATCATTTCTATTCTGCAATATTCATCTCTTGCATCTTTAGGTTCGTTTGCTCTATTAATTTTTTCTTTTTCTTCTTCAAAGATTTTTTCAAACGCTTCTGGTTTTACTTCTCTCTTATCCGCTTTGTCATAAATATATTTAGAGACTATTCTTTGAGCTACATTTCCACATAAGTTTCCGTAGTGAGCTTTGTAACCTACCTTGTTTGCTCTTCGCATTTCTTGAGTAGAAGCTACATACGAAATAATATATTTTTGAATAGGTATGTTTAAACTTGATGGACTAAAATGTTCGTAACCTTGACCACCACTAAGTTTGGATCTTATTGTTTTTGCTAATTCATCTTTCATTTTTTTTCCTTTGTTGTTTTTTATTGTGGATAGCATTTTATCTATTGCTTTGTCAATACAATAAATGTTATAACCAAAACAATTAACAAACAAAAGGAAAAACAATGACATTAGAAGAATACAAGGTAAAAAATAAACTGTCTTATTATGTACTAGGACAGAAGCTCGGCTGTGAGGGAATTAATCCTGCGGTTTCTGCACAAAGATATGCACAGGGTAAAAGATTTCCTAGACCTAAAATGATCTTGAAGATTGAGAGCATTACTAACAACGAAGTAACAGTGAGGGATTTATTAAATGAGTACATCAAAAAAAATAAATAAATTTCCTTATGCTCATGTAAAAATTATATGGGAGGATATTCAGCAAACTAATGAGGCATGGATAGATCAAGAGGATATATTAAAAAAGGATGTAGCTATCTGTTCTGATACTGGTTTTATCTATAAAAAAACTAAAGATAAACTATGGCTATTCACTTCCTACTCTTATGATACTGAAAATAATTTAACTGTTGGTGGACTTACTGTATTTCCAGTTAAGACAATTAAAAAAATAGAAAAGATTTAATGAGAAATCTATTTGAAAGTATTATAGATGTAGGTTCAGGACTATTATTGGCTACTCTTATTCAGCTTTATGTATTTCCTTTTTTTGATTTACATCCTACTCCAATGGATAGTTTTCAAATAGCTATTATTTTTACTTGCATATCTATTTTTAGATCGTGGTTTTGGAGAACTGTATTTTCAAGAGGTAAAAATGAATAAATTAAAATTATTAGATCTGTTTAGTGGAATAGGTGGGTTTAGTTTAGGTTTAGAATCTACAGGTTTTTTTGAAACCATTGCCTTTGTAGAGAAAGATAAGTTTTGTAGGCAAGTATTAAAAAAGAATTTTAACAACATACCAATAGAGGAGGATATAAGAAATGTCAGAGGAACAAACTACGCAGCAGATATCATTACTGGAGGATTCCCATGCCAACCTTTCAGTGTCGCAGGAAAAAGAAAAGGAACAGACGATGATCGCTACCTCTGGGATGAAACTATTAGAGTCGTTGCCGAATGCAAACCGAGGTGGTTTATTGGAGAAAATGTTGAAGGACTTATTAACAT